CCCTAGTTACGGTTAGAACCGTAACCACCGCCTGGCTGAACGCTTAGCTTTCGCTAAGCACCAGTCGGACCCAACCCGAGTTTGATGTCGACGACTCGGGGACGTCCAGAACGACGCAAGTGGTCAGATGAAGTGGCTACTACATCTGACTTCCTCGACTCCATAAGAGTCAAGCACTTGCGCAAGGCAGGCCAGTCAGCGATCTCGTTCTTAGGGATCACTGGCCGAATCATCCATCCCTTAACCATAGAGATGGAATGAATTACTTTTGCATCTGGTGAATTAGAAGCAAAAGTATGCCTGCCAAGTACAGGAGACGACTCCCCAACAATCGGATAGCGACCGAGAACTCGGTGCATTCGATTGTCAAGGAAATCAACCGCCCGCTCATAACCAGCTTGAAACAGTTGGTTTCTGAGTGAGACAGTTGATACAACCTCCTGTACGTTCCTCCGTGATGAGGGAATAAATCGACGGACACGGACCAATGAGACGTCCGTTCCATCAAAATACTCCTTCCCGCAACTCTCCCGGAACGAACCGTTCCAGAATGACTTGCGGCTGTTAACCTTGAGTCCAAAGGACTCAAGGCTAAGGATCACGGAATGCACATGTTCTTTGGGGACAATGATGTCGTCTCCAAAGACACGCACCCTTCCAAGGTATGATTTAACATCATCCTTGGACAACTCGTGTCCTAGGTCCTGCTCAATCCCTAAGAAGATCGCCACGAGAAACATGGCGGCTTCCATGGGAAAACACAGGGCCGAACCCATAGACGCGAACTTCGATAGCTCTATAACAGAGCCATCGGGTAGGCGAGCATGTGTGCTTCTACAGGCCATCACCGCATCATGTAGATGACGGTGGCGGCGCAGTAGATGCGACACAGACTCACATGAAACACGATCGGATGCTTCACTCAAATCGAGTGTTGCAAGATCACCTTTCGATGATCCCTGACGTGCCAAACGCTGGTTAGGCGTTTGATCGTCTAGGCCGATAAACGATCGAAGAGTAGAAGATTCTTCGATCGCTTCCTGAAACAACCGGAGGATAGCCTGCTGCGAGTACATCATTGCAGTAGGTTCCACCGCGATGATTCGGGGTGTTTTCATCGTCTTAGGAACAGAGATGACCTTAACGGGCAACTCTCTTCCAGGTTCAAGGAAGTCGACCTGCTCCAACTGCTCCCAAAAGGACCAGTTGGGTAGAACCATCTCCCCGTAAGGGAAGTATGGTTCAAGGCGCATGGGCCACGTAGTCTGGTGAAACTTCTGATTACCGTACTTGGAATCAGCAGTTGCACCGGGTCCATGCTTTGGGACTAAATTTCCGTCATAGACATGTTTGTCTATGGCAGCAAAAGCAGTCCCAAACAAAAGAGTACTAAGGCGATCAAAACTATCAAAGTTTTGCCTCCCTTCGTTCTCTTTGACTTCCTGTTCACATTGGACATACTCGGCAAAAGCCTTGCTCTCTCGAGCAGGGCTACAGTCATGCAATAGTTTGCCAAACATCAGCGTTAGCTGACGCACGGCTCGTATCGCATGAACGTCCGGCATGTCCAATAGGACACCAGTCCTACGGTCGAAGATGAGACAAGTGAAACCCGACAGAAATGCCGGGAGACACCCGTTTTTCTTGAAAGACAGAAAAACGGTGTTGTCCACATACCCTCGCTCAAGACAGAACTCAAAGTCTTTTGCGAAGGTAGGGAGAGTTATCGTGAGAAACGACAACCCTTCTGTCTTCGACCGATCCTCGACTGTTTTACAGTCGCGGTGGGCGCTAGTGCGACACCACGTGGCCGAGTCCTCAGCCACGCGTTTCCAGAGTACAATTAGGCTTTTCATGCAGCCTCCTGATAGAGGTTGACATCCTAAGCCGATGAGCACTCCTGACCAACTGATGCAGAGGATGGTGGTTTCTCTACACCATTAGATCATGAAGAATTGGGCTAGCTTTCGCCGCCCAAGAGCTTCTTGATCAGTGCATCAGTTGACGCACTCCACATGGTCTTAAGGCCATTGAAGAGCGCCAGCTGGTCCGTTGCGGAGAACTGCCCCGCATTCGG